CGAATATCCATCTCAACATCCAAAAAGGACAACTCATAAACGTCCCTGAATCAATCCTCACGAAGCCAGGATATGCGGTAAACGAAAGGCTCTTCTGGATTCCGGGAGCAGGGGGATTCCAACTCTCCGATGAGAACCCAATAATCAGAGACTTTTATGATGAAGATGAAGTCCCAATGGCAACAGCCGAAGAGTTCAAAGAAAAGTTCGAGTACTACCTGGCCCATCCAGAAGAAAGAGAAAAGATTGCGAAGAAGGCGCACGAAAGGACACTACGAGAACATACCTACGAGCACCGAATAAGAAACATCTTACTTCCACTGCTATGAAGAAACTTGTACTTGGACCTGGCCCTGGGTTTCAAGACCGAAAGAGGCAAGACCTTGAAAAAGGAATAGAAACCATCGGAATTGACATCATTCCAGAGTTTGAGCCGGATTTCTGCATGGATATCGAGCAGAACAAAATACTTTCTGTAGTCGGACAAGGAGAGTTTGATGAAGTAGAAGCCCATCATATTTTTGAGCACATCCAGTCGAATAAAGACTTCAAGCGAATCATGTGGGAGATATTTGAAGCATTGAAACCCGGTGGATATATCGACATCTGCGTTCCATATTGGAAAGACGACTCGGCGGTAGAATGCTTTGAGCACATCCGGTTCTTCAACGAAAACTCGTTTATGAATTTCTACGATAACAGGTATGGAAAGGAGATGGGTCTTCCAATGTTTGAAAAAATTGTCAACGAGGTTAGACAGCACGGGAATGGAAGCAAAGAGGTACACGTTTGTATGCGAAAGGTATGAAATGTAGAAAATGTGGTAAGGACGGGGCAGAAATTAAGAGGTTTGGATACTGGCCGCCATACGAAGAACATTACTACCACGAAGAATGTAAGAGCGGACACGAGGAAGAAGTTGTAACCCTACAGACTCTAGACGCTGATTGTAACGACTGTTTTTTCTTCAAAAGAGGTGAGATGTTATCGAAGGGAATATTCGACGGCTGGTGTAAGAAGTACGATAAAGAAACCAAAGCATATCCGAACTTTTGCTCAAATCATAAATGTTTCAAACACAGGAAATCATGAAGTACTATTACTGGATTAAATTGAAGGTTCTAACAATTCTCGGAGCGCATTATCATATCTACGGAGACAATCCAGAGAAAGAAAAACCTGAGCTTCTGACGAAACCGTGCTTTAGACACTTGATATCAAGAAAGCACGACAAGAGTTCAGCAGAAAGCCGTTTTAACGAAAACTTAGAAATATGACACTCTCAGCTCTCATCTGCGCCAAGAATGAATCTGACTTCATCGGTATCTGTATTGAGCACCTCGTTACTTTTGTGGATGAAATAATTATTGTCGACAACGGAAGCTCGGATAACACGAAAGAAATCGCCTCACGGTACGATAAAGTAAAGATCTTTGATTATCCAGAGACGATCGACATGAGTGCTGTTCGGAACTTCTCTCTCTCAAAAGCGACAGGTGATTGGTTTATTCAGGTAGACCCGGATGAAATCTACCCCGCTTCAGAAATGCGAAAGATCAGAGAGTTCATTGAAACCGCCGACGAGAAGGGCTATATATCAGCTCGTGTTCACTACAAGAACCTCTCCTGGCGTTCAGGCTACGCCCAGACAGACTTTGGACACTACCCAGACCGTTTGTATCGAAGGGATGTCGTAGAAGGATACCGAGGAGTTTTACCGGTAGATATGACCTATGTTAAGAAAGAGTATCTCCTCGCACCAAATAAGACTAAAGGCGATATCGGTCCGTTGGAGTACGACAATGAAGACGACAGAAGTTTCATCCATCCGAAGCAGCCTATTCTGGATGTTACGTACTACCACCTCGCTAGGACGCGAGGATATGCTTTCGAGTATGAGAAGCAAATGAGGTATCAACACAACATCCACCCGGACTGGAATGATGAACAATGTCGAGAAAGCGTACTCATCAACCATTGGGTTTCGGGTAGGTACGACGTCGAGCCTGTTGTAGTTCCAAAAGGAATCCCGACCAAGACAATCAGAGACCCGAAAGTGAGCGTCATAATCACAAACTTTGAATATGAAAAATACGTCGGAGAAGCGATTGAAAGTGTCCTCAATCAATCCTATCGACCGCATGAAATCATCGTTGTTGATGACTGCTCATATGACAACAGCCGAGGAGTTATTGACCGCTATCCAGTCAAGAAAATATACAGGAAAGAGAACGGAGGCCCAGCGGCTGCCAGAAATGAGGGAATTGCGAGCAGTACGGGCGATTATTTCCTATTGCTGGACGCTGATGATCGGCTTAAACCAAACGCAATTGAAGCGCTACTCAAAGAAGCTCAGAGAACTAACGCAGAAGTTGTATACCCTGACATGGAAGTGTTCGGAGGACGGGAAGATATAAGGCAGGGGGTGTGGGAAATGCCTGATTATACGCCGGAAGGAATGCTTCAGGCTCAGCTCGTTCCGAGTGTCTGTGCTTTAATCGATCGTCATGCTTTTGACTGCGCTGGAGGGTTCAACATTTCCTGCTACTTTGAAGACTGGTTCTGGTATCTCACGCTCTCACATACACTAAAGCTGAACTTCAAACACATACCTATTCCACTCCTAGAATATCGGACACATCCCAAATGTAGGTCGGACGTTGGGAACCCGCACAGAGAAGAAGCAATGATTTATTTTAAAAAGTATTTTCCAATAACAGTATGAAGCCAACAAAAGGATGGGTGCATATCGAAGTGGTAGCGAAGAGAGAGAACGGAATCGTCTTGCCGGATTCTCTCAAAGGAAGCAGTGAGTACGTTTACAATGTCGTCTGTGGAATGAGCAAGCTCGATGAGAAAGATGAGAACTGTGAGATTAAGAAAGGTGATAAAGTTCTTCTCGCTCAAGGAACACCAGCCTATACGGTGAGCCAAGAAGGAGACAAGAAAGACATCAAGTGTATTCCGATTCACGGCATCATCACAATTCTATGAGGTATCTAATGGGGTTAGGATTAGTAGTGTGTCTCGTATGGCTGGCAGCTCTATTTCCGTGGTTGATTCTTGTGGCTGCGGTAGTTTTCTTCTTATCAGTAATGGCAGATAACTAATATGCTGGCGTGGATTTCTACCAATACGAATACTTGTGGGGGGATGATGGTTCCGTTTGAATACATCGCTCGCATGAAGAAGCTCGGTATCGAGACTGATATGTTCGCCGAAGAAGGGAATCCAGACCTGGAAGCGTTCTATGGTGTCAAAGTCCGTCCGCTTTCAGAGTTAAAGACAACCGAGGATGACGTTATAATCTCCACCAGATGGGAGCAGTGTGAAAAACTAACACCGATGCTTGGAAAGAAGTTCCAATTCGTGCAGGGAGATGATTTGCAGCTCTTAGGCGATGACCAAACAAGAGAACAGTGCTCATACTGGAGGAATCATAAAGAATGGGAGCTAATCGGAGTATCACGATACTGTCTGATGCGATGGAACCGGGGAGAAGTGGTACCAAACGGACTGAATGAAAGATTCTTTACTCAGCTCCCAGTCACCAAGGACATAGATATCCTCATTGAAGGAAACAACGAGCCAAACAAGAACATTCCAGAGGCTATTGCGTTAGCCTTACAGGTAAAGATGAAGCGCCCAGAAACAAAGATAGTCTGGCTCGGTAGGGAAACAGATGATAAGTTAGGTGTAGAATGTATTACGAATCCGAAGCAAGAATACATCCCGGCCATTTATCAGCGTTCTAAAGTCTTAATTAAGCTCTCCAAAAGCGAGGGGTTTTGTCTCCCAATCCTCGAAGCGATGGCTTCTGGATGTCTCGTAGTCACAACGACAATGGGAGGGAATGACGATTGGTGCGATCACGAACGGAACTGTATCTTGGTACAAGATTGCTTTGCAGCAGACGAAATAGCTGAACATCTGGAGAACGGCAAGCATACCTGGATCGTAGAAAGAGGGAAAATGACCGCAAAAGACTTCAACTGGAACAAATCAATAAATAAAATGCTATATGTCACCGGAGGAAATCGCTAGAGAAAGCCTTAAAAAGAGGATTCTGGACGGTGTGTTAGAAGCATTCGTTAGGATGGATGGATTCGAGGATAATGCAGGGAAAATTATAATTACAATCCCTAAGCCGTTTATTGCAGAGCGTAGAGTGATAAAGATAAACGCCTTCCAAGAGTGGAATGCTTGACATCCATTTCAGGTAGTTTATAATAAAGGTAACTGAATAGCCCAAACTTTGTTAAAGGGGCGATAGAGCTGTAGAGCTTTGTCGTCTCTCTTCGTTTTTACAGGCGTTTTTCCTATAAGGAAGCGAAGGCGAGCCGGGTAGTACCCCTAGTAAAGCCGCCTATAACAACGAACTATAAATTATGGATTCATCCGTAAACATAAGCGCAGCGCACAAGAGCGGTAAACCGCTTTCTTTCAGCGTTAAAGAGGACAAGGGATTGAGGAATTATAAGGTCGAAACACGCCAGCCACTCACGACTGACCATGAGCTTCGGGTATCTAACCCAGGCGAATCAGAAGCTAAACAGACTTTCAAGAAATAATATGCAGCCATCCACACCAAAGCACACGATGACTTCTTCAATGGTAACCCCAAAAGCTACTAAAGTAGCCCTCCAAGGTATCGTCGCAGAAGGACAGACAGAGTTCCCGAAGAAGGATAATGGTTCACGCCCTAACACAAAGAGCATGACACCGAAGTTGACGCATAACAAAGACGATCACTCAGCATAATGGCAGGGCGACCTCTTAAGTTTGAAACACCAGAAATACTTGAAGAGAAAATCAACGAGTATTTCGCTAAGTGTGAAGCTAAAGGGACAAAGCCGTTTATCACAGAGTTAGCCTATTACCTTGACACGAGTAGAGAAACATTGCGTGAGTATAAAGAGCGACCAGAATTTGTTGACTCTATAAAAAGCGCATTGACGAGATGTGAAATGGCATTGGAGCAAAACCTGATTGAAGGAAAGGTAAACCCGACAGGAAGTATCTTCAATCTCAAGAACAATTACGGCTGGAGAGATAAGACAGAAACAGACATCACCACTCAAGGAGATAAGATAAGCACCGGAGTAATAATCCTCCCTCAAAAGAATGGAAGCCCACTGGAAACCTCAGGAGAAGCAGATACAAGCACTGTCTCGAACTGAGGATGAAGTGCTCTATGGTGGTGCAAGAGGAGGAGGAAAGACAGACGCAGGACAAGCCTGGTTGACATACGACATCGCTAACCCAAGATACCGAGCACTCGTTATCCGTAGGAACGCAGATGACCTCAGAGACTGGGTAGACAGAGCCAGAAGAATGTACCTTCCAACTAAGGCAGAGTTCGCAGGGAACCCAGCAGAGATAAAGTTTCCAAGTGGAGCGATTATCCGAACTGGACATCTAAAGGATGAGAACGCCTACTCGAAGTATCAAGGTCATGAATACCAGAAGATATTGATCGAGGAGTTAACCCATATACCGAGAGAATCGGACTATGAAAAACTCCTCGGTTCGTGTCGTTCAACCGTACCTGATATTTACCCTCAAATCTTCGCTACAACGAACCCGGATGGTCCTGGGTATATGTGGGTGAAGGAACGATGGCAGATACCAGACGAGCCGAAAGAGAATGTTCTTGTCGAATTAGAAGACGGACGCAAGAGAGTCTTTATCCCCGCGAGGATAGAAGATAATCCTGTTCTCATGACTGCCGACCCTGGTTATGTGAGATACCTCGAATCCATGAAGGACGAGGACTTACGGAAAGCCTGGAGAGAAGGTTCATGGGCCGGTATCCACGTTGAAGGAGCCTACTACCGAGAGCAAATTAATAAAGCTCGTGAGGAGGGTAGGATTACCAACGTTCCATACGTTCAAGGAATGCCAGTGAATACCTACTGGGACTTAGGAATCGGAGACTCAACAGCAATACTCTTTTTTCAGAACATTGGTCAAGAAAGACATTGGATAGACACTTATGAACAAGAAGGAGAAGGCTTCCCACACTACGCGCGAATCCTCCAAGAAAAAGGCTACGTTTACGGAACTCATTACGCCCCGCACGATATCGAGGTTAGAGAACTGGGCAGTGGTCGTTCCCGCCTCGAAGTGGCACAAGCTCTCGGAATCAATTTCCAAATTGTCCCGAGATTGTCGATCGAAGATGGGATAGATGCGGTGAGAGGACGGTTCAACACCCTATGGATAGACCAGGAAAAGAATAAGGAAGCGATACGGGCAATAGGGAACTACCACAAAGAATTTGATGAGAAGCGAGGCACATTTAAGAATCAACCGTTCCATGACTGGTCAAGTCATATCGCAGACGCACTAAGATACTGGGCAGTTTCGCCTGATAATAACTATGGAGGACAACTCAAAACAAGTTATCGCGAAGGTAGAGGAGATGGCGGTTAACGCATGGCAAGGACACCGGACATCATTCACTGAATGGCGTCAGAAGTGCCAAGACCTTGTTGACCGTTACGAGAACAAGCTCCGACCTGGCTCAATCACTGCCCAGTTAAAGGTTAACGCTCTTTTAGGAGCGGCTTTTTCGTTGGTAGAGAACGCCTTACCTCGGATTATCGGCAAGAAACCGAAGTGGCGTTACCTTGGGAGAGAATCAGAAGACGCTGAAGAAGCTGAAATCTATGACGAATTTTCCGAGTATCAGTTCGATGAGGCGAATGCAAAAGAAGAACTCGAAGAATTGGTGAAGTGGGGACTCATTACAGGTCTTTCCGGTGCTGAGATGGGATGGGAGAAGCAGCAGAAAGTCGTACAGAAGTCTGGCAAGAAGATAATGGGACTCGTCATCACGAATCCGATGGCTCTCAAGGCCTTGAAACAGATGGGACTCGACAAGAAGCTCCAAGACGGAAAGGTAGACAAGACAAAGAACACCTCCAACTGGACAATTACAGCAATTCCTTCCTATGACCTTATCTGGTCGCCTACTGCTCGAAGGATTGCAGACGCTAAGGTTCGTGGGTATAAGATGCGGAAGAACCTGATTGACCTGAAACGAGACGGCTACAAGACTGATTCACTCGAAGCACAGCTTCTTTCTAAGGATGAGGACGTTAACCGGGCCAACTCTCGTGAAGGCATTAGCCCATCGCAGAAAGTAACCAATCCACAAGAGCAGGAGATTGATGTAGCTAAGCTCTATGTCGACTACCAGGACGAGAAAGGAATGGTCAAGAGCTATATCGTCATGCTCGGCTGCATTACCGGGGGCTCCCCAGAATCTATCGGGACAATCGAGAATCCACTGGATGAGAAGGTTACTCCAATGGTGTTCTTTACCCCTATCAAGCGACCTGGGAAAGCCTATGGATTCGGACTCATTGAGCCTTCGATGGGAGTGATTGACGCTGAAGAGGACGCTATCAACCTGAATCTTAAAGGCGAGTTCATCGCTACTGTTCCTCCGATTGAATACAACCCAGCCAACATCATTGACCTAGAGGCTCTGAAATACGAGGAAATGGCCTTGACCCCTGTTCGTAACCTCGGACAGTCAATGGCTATCATGCCAACCCCACGACCGAATACAGGCTCCTACCAGTTCTTGACTGACTTCCTCCAGAAAGCCAAGCAAAACATCTCAGGGATTACAGACTATCAAACTGGAGCTGACCAGAAGGCAGGCTCTCAGACACTTGGTGAAATCCAGCTTAAGACTGAGGAATCGAATAGCCGAATGTCTCAGGTCCAGACAAGCTTCGAGAACCAAGTCATCTGGCCGCTCGGATACATTGCTCTTGTGATGAACAAGCAGTATCTCCGAGACGAGAAAGAGATGATGTTCCGAGTCGTAGGAAAGAAAGGACAGGTTGCTTCAAAGACAATTGACTTCGAGGACATTGATGCTATCAAGGACATCGCAGTTATCCCAGGTTCTACCGCTCTCGCTTCTCAGAATGCTGAAATCCAGAAGTGGACTGGCCTCCTACAGATTGCTAACAGTGAAGCAGATACTCCAAACCCAGTTCCGATCGACAAGAACCCAATCGTCGAACGACTCCTTGAGAACGGCTTTAGAATCACTGACTCCGAACTCTTCCTCCCAAGTCTCAGAGAGCGTGAAGAGACTGAAGTCGGTGGGAAAGCCGCTCAAATCGAGGACGCTAAAGGTGAGAACGAACAGCCTCAGAACGCTAGAGTCCTTCCTGAAGATGATGACCAGACTCACATCGCTATCCACAACGCTGAGATTGAACGCCGTAACCGTGAATTAGAGATGGCACAACAGCAGGGTATTGACGTGCCACCGGAAGTCATCGAAGAACTCCAGATGCTCACACAACACAGAGACGACCATGTTACGAAAGCAGGAGGAGTGAACCCAGGTGCGATGCCAGGTGAAACACCAGTAAATCCAATGCAATGATCTCAGGAATCTACAAGCGAACTACTCTCGACAAGCTCCTCAAGGAAAAAGAGAATCGTGAAGAGCTTAAGGGATGGGCAGAGGCAGAGATAGACTTTGAAGCCGTCTGCGCCCAGTACCAAACAGACTTCTCCAAGCTCTACGAGTACATGAAGTCAAGATACATCGTAGACGGAGAACAGGGATTGATGCAGAGACTAGTCAAAGCCACGAAAGAAGAAGAGCCTAAGATAGTTGGTCAGATCAAGCGGATGAGGCAACTCCATAAGAAGTTCATGAAGTATGCAGCGAACCTTCAAAACTAAGATGACCCGGAAGTCTATATTAGACTTTCTCGATGAGCGACGTGAGGAACAGTCGTATCGCGTGAAAGTCTCGTATCGTGGGGAAGAGTCTGACTATTCAGGCTTCGACCTCCAAAGATATCAGGCGAATAACCATAACCCCGACGCTCGTTCACGTCGTTAAATAAGGAATGTAAAGGCTATGGCAGAAGCAGAAGGCGTAACCCCGGTAGCAGAACCGTCGACCCCGCCAGTCGTTGAAACGCAAGCTCCTAACGTCAGTGAAGACGTAAAAACGCAAGGAGAGGCAGACTACAAGGCTCTCTATGAGAAAGCCAAAGAGGAAGCCGAAAACAAGTCTCGTGCTTTGAAGGAGACACGGGAGAAAGAGAAAGCAGAACGGGAAGCTCGATTAGCTCTCGAAGCCCAGATGCAGTCTCAACCCGTGCAGCAGAATGACGATGACGCCGTGCAGATGTTCTATGAGAATAAGGCCAAGACAGACCTTCTCACCCTCGCGGTGACTGACCCGTTTGTTAAGGACAACTTTAATCTCGTTCTTGAAGCGATGTCTCAAAACCCAATGGCGGGTGCTGAGGTAGCCGCGATGAGAGTTAAATCAAACATTATGGATGGCATTATCAAATCCGCTGACCTCGCAAAGCCGGAACCTGTGCAGAATACACCAACCCCAGGTGCAGTACCGGAGAACCAGAACTACGAAACATTTGAAGGTGACGAACAAAGCGTCATCGAGAAGATGGAAGCGAAGTTGAAAGGTATTCGGTAATGAAATGGGGTCTAATCTAAACTAGCCCCTAAAATTATGGCCTCAGTTGCTAACACCACTGGCCGACAGCAGGGTGCAGTGTTCATCCCACGTGTAGTCTCCGACTACATCATCAAGTTTCGTCAAGCTAACCTGCAGTTCGCGAAGTTCGTGACTGTCCGTAGCGAAGACGTCTCTTTCATGGGACAGACCATTGACTTCCCAACGTCGACCGAACTTACCGCTTCGGCTTATTCCGACGGTAACGACCTCATGGACCTCCTCTCCGCTCCGATTGAGACGAAGAAGAGCCTGACGGTTTCCGAACTCGCCGTGTGCCCGGAAGTTATCCTTGATACCCTCTCGGCTCAGGCAAAAACCGATGCTAAAGCCCTCGCTATTGAGCGTTGTGGTTATGCCATCGCTAAGCGTGTTGATACGGTTCTTCGTAACGAAATGGCTGACTTCTCGGTCAACGCCATTCAGAACGAAACGACCCCGACGACCGCTATCACCAAGAATCACCTCTTGGACGCGCAGAAGACCCTCGACCTCTTGGATGTTCCCGAGGAAGACCGTGTCTGGTTCCTCTCACCGAACGCAATCCGTGACCTCATGGCGGATACTGGTAATTACTTTACATCGATGGACTTCTCAGATACTAAGTCTCTCGTGAAAGGTCAGCTCCAGTACCTCATCTTGGGTGCTCCAGTTGTGAAGACAACCAACCTTGCTACGGGTACTGCTGGTTCTCCAGTGTCGACCTACTACAAGAACGGTTACTTCCACAAATCTGCTATTGGACTGGCCATGCAGAAGGACGTAGAAGTGCAGCAAGAGTACTCACTCCGCTATCAGGGTCTCGTCGTGAACGCTCGTTGCCTCTTCGGTACTGAGACGCTTCGCCCGACCCACGGTGTGATGATCTATCGCTAATAAGTGCTTACAGGGTGGCCGACTACTCGGCCTTCCTACTAAGCAATTAAAGTAATAAAGTATGGCAACAGTAGCAAATAGGGTTCCAAGTGCTCTCGATCAGAGCATTGTGCAGAATACAAGCGGGATGGAAGTAATGGGTTTAGGAGAAGGCCTCGACAAGACCAACGACGTAGTAACAGCATTTCCGAAATCTCGAAACCTATCAGTTATCAGTAAAACTACAGCCGTCACAATCGGCGGTGGTGCAGCAGGAGATACTTTGCTTTGTGGACTGTATATTACAGCCGCGCTAACGGGAACCTGTGTCATTACTGGTTTTGCTGATTCAGACGGTACAGCCCAGTCAATTACGCTTCCTGCGGCAACAACTGCGGGATTTAAGGATTTTGGTAACGCTCTCAATAGCGCCGGAGCACTGACTATCACTTGCTCAAACGCTGGAGACGATAACCTTGTATCCGCAATCTGGGTAGCAGCTTAAAAGAATACTATGCCAAGGACATCAGTAGCACGAAGGAAGGTCGTGAGAGACATGGGAACATCCCTGTTGTTCGGTGCTGCGTCAACTGACAGAGTAGATTGCGGCACTGACTTCATCGGAGCGGCAGCGGGTAGTATTACAGCATGGATTAAACCTCGTCACGTTGGAGGTGGTGGGAACGGGAGAATACTTGATAACGGTAAAGTCGTGTTTCTCGTAACCGGGACCGGAAAACTATCACGTTTGAGTGGTTTAACAACCGGATCAGGCGGGGTATTGGGAGCGGACAATGTTCTTGCACAAAACACGCTTTATTTTGTTGCGATGACATGGACGGCAGCAGGCGCTGTAAACCTTTATATTAACGGTGTTCTTACTGGCGCGGCCGACCAAGCAGCAGGGGCCGTCGTAGCAGGTTCAACAAACCTCATTCTCGGAAACCGAAACGCTCAGGACAGAGGTTTTAGCGGTTGGATTGATGAGGTTCGTGTTTATAACACAGTACTGACTGCTAATCAGCTTCTTGATTTGATGTATTCAAACATCGTTCCTTCTGGATGCACAGCGGAGTATCTGTTCAATGAAGAGTCTGGTTCGACAGCAACTGACAGTGTTGGCGGGCATACTGGAACAATTACGGGTGCTACTTACTCTGAAACATTACTGACGTGAGAACAAAAGTCTACACCACTACGAAAAAGATATTTGGAAACGGCGCATGGTCTTGGTTTTCTGACCCTCGCGCCGTTAGATATGTAGGGAGTAGTGATAAGACGTACATCGGATATGTAAACAGCTCTGGTGATGTGATCGTTTCGAGCTACGATAACGCAAACGGAACGACCGTAAACTTCACGCTCAAATCTGCCTATCACGTTGACGACCACATCAATCCGGCGATACTCATTCGACCAGACGGAAAAATACAGTGTTTCTACTCCAAGCACTCGAACGGAGATACGATACTCTCTCGAATCTCGTCGTCAGCAGAGGATATATCGGCGTTTGACAGTGAGTTTACTGTCTACAATACGGTCGTTGGAGCATTCGGTGTAGCCTATGTGAATCCAGTGTATCTTTCAGCGGAAGCAAAATACTACCTGTTTTGGAGAGCGGGAGACAGAAGCCAGTACTATGCTACCTCAACCGATGGGATTACTTGGTCTGGTGGCGCGGAAATGCTTGGAAATTCACCTGACCGTCCGTATCTGAAATATACATCGAATGGAGTAGACAGGATTGATTTCTGCTACACGAATGGACACCCAAACGAAGAAACAAACAGTATTTACCACGTCTATTATAAAAGCGGAAACTTTTACAAGACAGATGGAACGCTTATAAAGGCCATCGCTTCGCTTCCCCTGGCCGTGTCAGACGGGACGAGAGTCTATGACGGAACGACGACAAATTCATGGAACTGGGACATCGCTACTGATGCAAATGGCTATCCAGTAATTGTCTTTGCTACTTTCCCAACCACATCTGACCACAGATATTGGTATGGGAGGTGGAACGGTACTGCTTGGGTGGTGAATCAGATCACACCTGCTGGACAAGGACTATACGCTGCTGAGATTTATTACTCGGCCGGTATTTCTCTTGACCACGACAACCCATCAATAGTCTATCTCTCTAAAAAGTACGGAAACTCCTATCGTTTGTATCAGTACGAAACGCTTAATAATGGTGCTAGCTGGACAAAGGAATTGATAACTGAAAGCGGTGGAACACTCACGATTCGCCCAGTGTCTATTAACAATCACGGAAGTAACTTGAAGCTGCTGTACCTCTCAGGAACATACGCAACGTACACATCATTCGCTACTGAAGTGGTTGGATTAAAAAGAATATGATTACTATAGACCCCTATACATTTGAGATACGAATCAATGGTATTCTCAAAAAAATCTGGTACTGGATAACTGATAGATGTAACAAGTGTGGTAAGAAATAATGAAAAACTTCATCTGCCCAAACTACTGCCACATAAACGTCTCCAATTCAGTAGACAGATGTCCTCACTGTGGTTCATGGATGCTTTATGCGGGTGATGATTCAGAAGCAAACCGAGAAAGACTCAAGGAAGATGCACGACTCAGACAACTGGCGTACAAAGATAAGTTCTCACGGCACAAAATAGTTTAATATGGCGACACTCACCACTTACACCACCACAGTCCAATCAGAAGTCGATGATGCATCGGCTCGTGCTCAGACTGTCATTGAAAGAAGTTTGAAGGATACTTACCAGGAGATTTTAAAGCACGTCTCCCGATTCTTGGTTGGGACTGATACCTATTCAGTAACGGCCTCTGCGGGCACTCAGGAATACACTCCAACCTCATTCTATGAAACTGTACGAGTTCTCTGGAAAAACGCTTCTGAGACGAATTTTAACGTGTTACATGAGATTTCTGAGGCCGAGGCTATCGAACAGCACTACAACGACGCCAATGGGACGCCCCAGTTCTACTACCGGAACGCTCAAAACGTCATTTTAGTCCCGACTCCTGATAATGCCGGAACCCTAGAAGTCGTCTATGTTCCAGTTCAGTCAGAACTTGAAGGTTCTACGGTTTCGATCATCCCTGACCGTTATACGAATGTGATTGTTCTAGGAGCAATAGCGCGATTTAAGATGTACGAAGGAGTCCCAGAAGCGGTTGATTACCAAGCCAAGTACGGTGCTTCCCTTCAAGACATGAAGAAAGAATTAGCCGCTCAGTTTACACCAGTTAAACCTAAGTTCTTCGGAATGTAGTATGGGTTTCCAGAATAAGTACAAGATTCGGAACATACCAAACCTCTCAGGGGGTCTGAATGACTTTGCGGACCCAACGGAAATCTCTGACAACGAGATGGCTTCGTGCGAGAACTTCGAGGTGGATGACAAGACCATAAGGACATCTCCTGGGTACGTCATGTACGACGCTTCTCCTTCAGCCGATCGCTACTGGGGTATATTCCATGCTCGTTTCTCATCCGGTGCTCAGAGACTCATCCGCCAGAAAGGGACGACTCTCCAGTACGACAACGGCTCAGGGACGTGGACGAACTGCACCATGCCGACGACTGCTTCACCAGTAGTCACCGTTATTCTCACTCAGATACAGTGTTCCTTTGAAATGCTCAATGACATCGTCCTTTGGTCAAACGGGACGGATTCAGTGATGAGTTCGACCGATGGAATCACCTGGACGCTGCGTAGTTCGCTCCCAAAGGCCAAGAAATTGCTCCACAACGGGTTAAATCGTATTCTGTACCTAGCACAGCCAGCCGTCCCTTCACGCATCGACTGGAGCGATATAAACGACCCTCTTACGGTTGGTGCCTCTAACTTCCAATTTATCGGGAAGAACGACTCAGATGACATCGTGGATGCGGTCATTACCCCGAACGGTGGATTATTTGTGAATAAAACCACTCGCTTCTACTCGATTTCTGACGTCACTGAGGGTACGGTAAGCGTTGACCCACTCGGCTATGCCCCTTGTGTCGGGAGAACGGCGGTTTCGACAGAAAACTCTATCATCTGGGCTGGTCCGAATGGAGAAATCTACGAATATACCGATACAGTACGTGTTATTTCAGGTAATATCTCTCGAACGAACATCTCACCGCAGAATATTAGCCTCATGACGGCGGTTTATTTCAATGGAAAGTACCGCCTCGCCCTCCCAGAGTCTTCCAACAACTACAATTCGATCGAACTCGTGCTCAATCGGAAGCTCTACACCGGAAAAATGGAGAATCCATACGTCATTACTCGGAATCGACGGAACATCGGGTGTTACGGAGTGGAAAACAGATTTGTTTCATCGGTTTCTCGGACTCGCCTCTACTTCGGAGCCTCGCTTTATACCGCCATCTTTGCCTATATCAACGATTTCCGAGACTCAGGTGTGACTCAAGGACTCAATGGAGCAGAACAAACCTGTTACTTCTCGACAAAGTTCTTCCAAGAAAACGACCCATACTACCTAAAGCGGTATGTAAAATCCTTTGTCGATATATTCGTCGAGCAAGAGACTAATTTCACGCTCTCGTATCGCTTCGACAAGAATGGTCAATGGGTTGATGTTAGCCGTACTGCATCAGGTGAGGATATTGATTGGCTCTATGACTCAGGAGAGACAGGCGGATTTTCAGAAGGATATTCATTCTCAGGACTCGCTACGAACAAGATATTCCAAGACTTAGAGAAAGCCCAAGACCCGTATGGGATTCAATTAAAGATAACTGTCTCAACCAACAAAGATGTTTCGTTCTACGGACTCGCCTATAAATTCCTAAGTAAACCAAACTTTCATTAAGCTATGAACCTATCATTTCAAGACTCAACCTATACAAGCTCCAACAAGCCGTCTACAGCGACGCTAAAAGCAGACATCCAAACTATCGAGACTGACTTTAACGCTCACGAAGCAGACACCTCAGCTCATGGCGTTTCTGGTGCGATCGTCGGTACGACGGATTCCCAAACGCTCACCAACAAGGCCATTACCTTTACGGACACAACTATCGGGGTAAACGTAAAATCCCGGGCTGCGAGAACCACAAACCAATTAATCGCGGACGCAACGCCTACTAAACTGACGCTTGATACAGAGACCTATGATATCGGTGGTGACTTTGATTCGGTAACGAACTACCGCTTTACTGCCCCGGTGACCGGGTACTACATGATATGCGCCCAGGTGAATTATGCATCTGCTGGAGACGGGTCTGTTCAACAGCTCGACATCCGTAAGAACGGCAGTGACTTAATACGGTCTACAGACAGGGCGGCAGGAACTGGGAATAGTTCAGTAAATATCAGCGACATCGTTCTTTTGACGGCGGCTGATTATGTAGAATTGTGGTTTACTCACGGAACAGGAGCAGGAGAAAACTGCACTGGGTCCATGACTGTTCACTTGCTTTCGATCTAGTATGGAATTCCTCAGAACAATATCTAAAGGCTACGAAGCGCAGATAAGACGGATATTGCTCAAGTTCATGGCCCCATCAATGACTTCGACCGAACGAGACGCACTCCTAAACCCTGAAAATGCTCAGATTATATACAATGAAACCACTAATAAACTCCAGGTAAGAGCAAGCGGCTCTTGGCAGGACTTACATTGAGGAAAATTCTTTATGAAGATGTTTACGAATAACATTAGAAAACTCAGTGGCTTCATCAAGGCTGTTGAATCTTTTGCTTACAGTTTTGCCAAAAGCAGTCACTTGAACTCTCCACTTATTTCTATCCGTCTCGAAGTAGACACCTTTATGGCCGCTTTTGGAGGAAAATTTAACTCCTTTATTAAATTGATTCTGACTTTTACTAGCAATTCGAAGATTAGCCCTCCTGTTATCAAGAACATCTCTGTTAGAATGGTCGCATACCTCTCCTTCAAGAAGCTCTCTCCCAATCGATCTAGAAAGAATGAACCTGTGGATACCAAGCCATTTACCAGTATCTTTTCGAATACCTATAGCATAAGGATGCAACTTGTAGCTCTTTTTTCTCTTATAAGAGAGCGAAGCAAAACATCTAAAGAAGTCTATAGTAGGTTGGTAGTCAATATCATCGACAATTGTGTAGACAGAACGCTTTTTGCAAACGAGTATTTTTTTCATAGGTTTTTGAAATTAGTACAATTTAAGTTTAATACACTCCCACACTAAAATCAAGTAAGCTATGGCATCAAAATCACGAGGCGGTCTATCCGCAAGAGAATACGCAGCGAAACAGTCGGGAAAGGCGATGCCATACTCGTCTGTTAAAACATCCTCAAAATCAAGTTCAGTATCTTCAGGCGCACCGAAAGCTCCCTCTTATGGAGACTTTAAGTTTGATTCTTCTAAGTTAGTTCCTCAGTACACCGCTGAGGCAGCTTCCATTTACAATCCACAAATCCAGCAGATTCAAGGACTTCAAGCGTTAACGAAAGCTCAGGCAGAAGACGCTAAGGTAAAGACCAAAGACGAGTTTTCCCAGCTTCTTAAACGAGAACAAGAGAACATCAACCGCCGTGGAGCGTTCTTTTCAGGTGGAGCCATAGACCAAGAGAATAGAATTGGAGCTCAAGAGGGTGGAGCCTTACGAGATATCGGTTTCCAAGAACAATCAGCCAACCTCCAGTATCAAGGAACGCTCTCAGAAATAGCCCAGGCTCAAAAGGATTATGTTTCTTCTAAGGTAGAAGGGGCTTATTCTTCAGCGTACAAAACTTTTCAAGACAAGATAGCCAACTCGATGAATCAGTATCAGTTAGAGTTAGGTCAGTACAACACTGATAGGGCCTTTAACCAGTCAGTAATCGAAAGTGATCGGAACTACGCCCTCTCGGCAGCAGCTTCAGCTCGTGCAGGGGCTTCTCAGGGAAATGCAGAATCTAACCTCAAAGCACAACTTACTGAACAAGTCTACTCTGGTGCTATATCCCGTGAAGCAGCGAAGCAGATTTACGCACAGAAATACCCAGGAAACGACCCGAACTGGATTTATAGTGCAGCTTCCGATGGATATGAGAAGAACATAATCAGTGCCGCAAAAAAGGACGGGGTAAACCTTTCGTCTACCCAGGTTTCGGCTCTCGCTGATATGGATGCGACTATTGACTTGGCAAAGAAAGTCAGACTCCAGGCTGGCTCAGTAAGCACTGGTCCAATAGCAGGCCGGGTTGGACAGGCGGCTCAGGTAGTCGGAGGAGCCAGTGATGATTTCGTAAATCTGAACGCTAACATCTCACAGATTAAAGCGAACTTCATGAAGGCTATCTCCGGTGCGGCTGTCAGCGAACAGGAAGCACAGAGATTGGCCGCTTTCCTCCCGTCAGTAAATGACCAGGAAAACGTCATTCAAATCAAGCTGAAAAACCTTGAAGAAAACCTGCAGGCAACTAGGAACTCACTCTATACCGCAGCCGGGAGTCAAAACCCATATAGCGTGAACCAGACAAGTCAGATGATACCAGTGTACGACTTAAATACAGGACAAGCTGGACAGATACCAGAGAACGAATTTGATCCGCGGCAATATCAACGAAGATAATATGCCATTCATACCAGACAATTCAACGCCAGGGCTAAGCAAGAAAGAAAGGACTAGCATCCTTCTTAAACGTGCTCAGGAAGATGCAAATGCTGCACGAATAGAGGCAGCACGAACTAAGCAGGAATCTGGGTTTGCGAATACGATTGTTCGTCTTACTGGAATGGGGAAAACCGCAGACACTTTCTCTCGATACGGGGCAAATAAAATGTCATCTCCAGAAGCAAGACAGTTTGCTCCAATGCCGACACGGGGAGAGATGGCTGGTGCAATTGGGAATACCGCTTTGCTTGCTTATCCTGGCTCAACAGTAGCTAAGGGGGTTGCGGGAGCTGCCGGAAAGTTCGTTGGTGCAGGGGCTGCAAAACTCGCTGGTTCGGTTGCTTCACTGGGCGGAGCAGGGTACGGTTTCGATGTTGCTCAGAATCTACAGGAAGGAAAGACAGGATTTGAAGCTGCAAAGCCTGGATTTGGCGCAGCACTGGGAGCAATCCCGCTTGCAGGAGCCGGAGCGAGTGCAGCGAAGTCAGGGATACAAAAAATCGGAGCCAAACAAGCCCCGAGGATTATCAATTCACTTATTAAACCTCTCCAGAAAGACTTTGCTTACGGTAAGAATCCGGGGAGGGCAGTAGCGGAAGCTGGAATCAAAGCCAACAGCTTTGAGGAATTAGTAACAAAAATTAGTCAGTCTCGCCAAAAAGCAGGTCAAGAAATTGGCGACCTAGGAAAAAAGCTAGAAGGAAAAGTAGTATTGAACCTGCAAGATACATTGCTTCCAATTAATGAGGCGATGGAAACTGCTGCGAAGCAGAACAACGCAACACTACTACAGAGATTGAATTCTGTCAAGCAGTCAATTACTGAAAACCTGAAGAAAGGTGTTGATGAAGCTGGAAATCCCATCATTGTTTCTTCTGGTGTTAAAAACATTGCCGGAGCGTCTTTCAAAGAAGCAAGAGAGATGATGCGAGCTATTGGAGATGTTACAGCATTCACCGGAAACCCATCCGATGACAAGCTGGTGAACTCCGCTCTGAAGAGAGTGTATGGGAAGATGAAAGAGAAAACTCTGCAGGGTGCTGAATCCGCAGACCCCGCTATCGCAAAAATGTTTAGAAAGGCGACTGAGAAGTACAGCGACCTGACTTCAGCCGAGATCGCCGCAAAGTATCGAGACAAGATTCTGGAGAGACAGAATATAGTCAGCTTTGGACAGACCACCGTTGGACTTGGTGGAGCGTTGGCAACTGCAATCGCTACCGGTGGGGCTGCTGTCCCGACACTTATCGCTGGCATGGGAGCTGCTGGGTTGCAGAAAGCTCTTTCTTCGACTGCTTTCAAAACGAGATTGGCTTCATGGCTCGCTAAAGTTCCAGCGCAAGAAAAGGCTGGAATTCTCACACGATTCCCACAGCTACAGGAAGTGGTAAATACAAGAACGCCGGGTGATGTGTTCCTTGATTCTAAACTCGGAGGAAAGCTCAAAGAAGGAGTAAAGAACATGAAAGGCAAAGGTGGCCTCTCTATTCAGGATGTAACAAAACAACCTGGATACAACCCTCTCCTCTCCGAAGCCAAGAAATACTCTACACCAGAGGAGTTTGATGGGGGTGGAAGTTTTCTTCGCGGCGACCCTGAGAAAAGGGCAGCAATGATGGCAGATGTTGAAAAAAGCAGAAACTACGACTACAAACACTCTGTCGGGGATAAGGTAAAGACAGAAAAAGGCGATGTAATTATTGCAGATAGATATATTGAAAATGGTCAGGCTAGGTATACTGTCTACCCGCCAGGAAAGAAAAACTCTTACGCTCATCATGTTTGGATGAAAGAGTCAGATATAATGCCGCCTCAAAAGCCGGTTGATACGAAAATCATTCCTGAACTTGAAGCTTTCCACAAAAAACTAAAAGAGGCTGACACTATAGAGTACAAAGGCAATACTTATCAGGTTGGTGCTCTGGGAAAAATATCAGACTTAAATGGAAATCCGAAAGAAGTTTGGCTGCAGCTTGTAAGCCCAAAAATTGGTGTCAAGGACATTACATTAGACCAATCCCAACTCATCGACCTCTGGAAACAAGCACAGGGAGAGACTAAAAGAGGATTTGGTTCAGGAGCAGGAAGAGTCAAGAACGATGTAAAGTCAGCCATTCAAGAGGCTACAGGGAAGATTGAAACCCAACTGAAAGGACTGAAAAAAGAAAGTCTATCAGAATTTGAAGCGTCCGAGATGATTCAGGCGCTCAAAAAGAACCTGGAAAAATCAAAGACCCTTGACCAAGTAGAAAGTTTCATGTCCGATATCCGCGCTGAAATCGATAAAGTGCTAAAATTAAGAGGTGATAAGGCTTTCAAAATGCAAGGTGTAAAAGACCTGATGACAAAAGCTAAGAACTCGCCCAATTACCAGCAATTCCTCAAAGACACAGGTAAAAAGGACTCTGCCGCAATGAAAAGACTCTTTATTGACTCAAAGAAATGAAAATAGGAGATATTGTCTACCATCCAGAATACGGACTTCTCAAAGTTACAAAGAGTCAATATAAGCGTCTTGGTAATCGTAAGGCGTTGTTTGGTATTGACGAATCTGGTCAAGAACACGAACTCGACGATAATGTAGAATCTCCTGAAAAATACCTAAAGGAACGAGCTAAAGAAGAGGAGAAGATACTAAAAGAAGAAGAAAAGGCCTTCAAAGCAGCTGAGAAGCAAGCCAGAACTGAGGAAGTTGCGATCACTCGAAAAGAGAAGGATGAGGAAGGAAACACAACTTATTACGGAGAGAAGGATGGAGAAGAAATAGAGCTTGATGGAAAAGAAGGACGATTTCTTGCTAAGAAACTCGATGAAGTGAAAGAGGCTATTCAATCCATCCCAAAGGTAGAAATACCTGAGCCTAATGAGTTTCCTGCATTTCCAGCTATCCCTGAATATCCGAAGTTTCCTGCCTTCCCTGAAAAGATGACAGTCAATCTTCCTGATCTCTCAAAGATTGAGGCTGGACTGGAAAAGATACTCTCCAAAGACGACGAAGAGACTCGTTCTTTGATTAAGCAGTCTCTCGAAGAGCTGAAGAAAGTAAAGTCTGACGCTGGAGTAGTTATTGCGATAAAGAAACTAGCTGAGGCTATCCCAAAGACGAACGACTATACCGAGATTCTTCAGAAGATTCAGGAGAAGCTCTCACCAGTCGCGAGTGACTTAAAGATAAATAACGAACAATGGAAGCAGCTTACTAAAGCTCTTTCTAGTATGGGTGGTCCTGGTGGTGGGCCTGGAGCTGTTCAACTCCGAACAGAATCAGGGGCGATCATCAACCCAGCCACTTCTGAGAAGCAGGATGCAATAGTAACAGCAATTGAAAACATCACCATCCCTGCTCCTGCTGGTGGGGCTACGGAAGCAAAACAGGATACTATCATCACTGCTCTTGGTGACATTACAACACCATCGGACACGCAGCCAGTTTCTGTCTCGTCCCTTCCTCTCCCAATCGGGGCTGCTACCTCTTTAAACCAAGACACTCTCAATTCACTCATTGAAACACTCCAGGAGCTTGTCCAACGGCTCGCCCCTTTAGCTGCTGCGATGAACAGCGGAGCACCTGCCATCAGAACCACGCCAATTGCTTCTGTTTCAACCGCTGTTACAGGGACGGTCACAGCGACAGTCGCAAGTACGGTAGTCAGTTCACTCACGAACTTCGGTACAGGAATCCCCGCCTCTGAAATGGCACATGACATGAATAATCAAGTGGCTATCTTGGCCAATATAAATAACGTCACACCATAGCTATGCCAGAAACCCAGAACAACGTACCAATCCTTCACCGTAAGGAATGGCAGACCATGATGCCAGCCCCGACTACTACTGCCGCTGGTTCGTTTGTCATATCTGGTGGTTCAGGAAATAGGCGATACTCTTTATACATGGTGTCGGCAACAGTCCACTACCTCTACGACCACTTTGAAGACGACTGGCTTCCCATCGCTTCTGGAGCGTTTGGTGGGACTTTTGGTGCTGGAGCGTGTGGTGCTCACCTTCCTTGGTCTACTACATACACCGCAACAGGGGGAAGTACAACTACTCTCACTGTTAACTCTGCCACTCATAACATCAACGGCAACGTGGTCGGAGATGAAGTAGAGTTTTTGACTGGAACGGCTGGAAACATCGGTCAACGGAGAACCATAACCGATATAAAGACAAACATCGGTACTGGGACCATTACAATCACGTTCAACGCCGCTCCAAATAGCGTAGCCAACAACGATACATTCCGAGTCTCATCTGGTTCGTTCTTTGTTCTGTGTGCGGGTACTCTATCAGCCACTACTTTCCGACGATACGACATCGCTACTGGTGCCTGGTCTTCCCTGACTAACACTGGACTTCCGGCTACCTGGGGAACTGACGGACGCATGGTAAGCCCTTATCTACGTTCTGAATCGTATGACTCTGGAACAGCTACATCTGGTTCTTCAACTACTCTCGTCTGTACTGGAAAAGGATGGACGAACGACCAGTGGATTAACTACCAAGTAAGAATCACCGCCGGAACAGGTGTCGGTCAGAAATCCCGCATCACTGATAACACGACCGATACTTTGACTTTCGGGGCTGGTGCAACGATTGACTCAACTTCACAATTTGTCATTGAGGGAGATGAAAACGCCATCTACCTACTCGGAAACAACGCTGTCACGATGTACAAGTACTCCATCTCTGGAAACTCATGGGCGACCGTTTCACCGACGGTTGCAAGAGCTGGTGCACCCATCGCTGGTATGAGTGCCGACTGGATAGGGGAGACGGGGAATACTGTCTGGGCGGACATTACTGACATTAAAGACGGACGATACATCTACTCGCTTCGTGGCGGTACTTCTGTGATAGACAGGTTTGACATCTCAGGTGGTACCAACGGTGCAGGAGCTTGGACAGCCGTAACGTACGCGCCTTCTCTTCAGACATTCGCAACCGGAGATTCTACAGAATGGTCCGGCCAGTTCCTCTATATCGCCAAGGAAGGTACCGCAGCCATCCCACAGCGGTTCTACAAATATGACCTTATTGGCAACGTGGTCTATCCGCTTACGACTGATTGGTATCTCGGTGGAGCTGCGCTACTGGGAAATAAAATATGGGTGAAGAATCTCTCAACTGCCGGAACAGTGAAGTGGCTCTACTGCTTACAATCAACGTCAACTAACTTACGTCGTATAATGTTATTTTAATTAACCACTATGCCAAAGAAGCAGTCGCCTAAAGCAGCCGCAGCCAAAGACGCAAACGGCGGTAAACTCGGACAGTTCACCACTGAAGTCTCAAAGACTATCAAGAAAGCTAAAGAGGAGTCGGCAGCGTTCTTCATGGAAGAGATAAAGAGATTAAAACTAGCTCACTCCATCAATCTAAAATTATCCGTAAGAGAGGCAAGGAGAGATGGTTTTCGTAGCTCGTTTAGTCTAGCTGTTCTCTTAGTCGGTATGGTAATCGGTGCGGCTCTGTTCGCCATTTTGAGTGTATGACGCGGAGTATAGAGGACAAGATATTGGACCGTCTCGACCAGGCACTCATCCAGGCGAGAGAATCAACCAATCCATCCTTGTCGTCCGTCATTCTCCAGATGACCAACAAACTGGACCAACATATCCAGACGCATGAAGAGGACGTAAAGGATATTAAAAACGACATCGCATTACTGAAACAGAGCGTCCAACCGGCTGTGAAAGCCGTAGATACCGCTAACGGATTACGGACTGGGGTTATTTGGATGGCTGGGCTTATCATCGCTTCCGGCTCAATCTGGGTAGCTATCGTCCAGGTAAAAAACTGGATAAAACACTAAGACTTCACCGTTTGCCTTAGATGGTAGACGGTGGGGCCGTAAGGGTAATAGGGGGTTCGCCTCCTCCCCACGCCAGTTCTTTAGGAGATGCCATGAAAGGCCAGTCGCTCGCCGACTTGAAGGAAACGTACCGTATCAACGGGTTCTGTCTCGTCTGCAGCAAGGGGTTCCAATATCCCTATGGCCGTCATCACGTTGAAGGCCAGATGCAGTCAGGGACGTGCAGTAAAAAGTGTGAAGGAGAATATCGTGCACCTGTTCTTGGTCAACAAGATGAACCAGTTGAAGGTGGACACGCTCACCTTCTTCCGGATAGCCCACGTCTGGGCGTTCGGGACTGACCCTGACCTGTCGAATGACGTGGCTCAGTACGAGCTTCACGCTCTCATCCCACGCTACGTCGTCAACTATCTGAAAACCCTTCAATAGGAGGCTCTATGCGTAATCTGCTCATCGCTGTCCTCTTGGTGGCGCTCTGCGCTTTGGCTCCGGCCTTGGCTGAGACACCGCCACAGAAGCTGCTCGACCATGTTTCGAGCAAACGCCTTGTCCACGACAAGAAGTGCAACTTCCGCGAAGAGAAGAACGTCGAATGCCTCATCTACTTCGACGATGCAAACGATGTGGTCTGGCTCGTGCTCTTCGATGCCAACCTCGACATCACCCGTCTCGTCTCGGTCAAGAACCGGGTCGAATCAATTGTCTGGTGCAGGAGCAACGTGTGCATCTGATGTGGCGAAGGGAACCTAACCAGTTCCCTTTCACTTTATTTGACTGCATGCTAAGTACATGCTACTATTTAGGTGTAATAACTAACATCTAACCATGCCACAAGAACGATACACAGTCGCCCAGTTCAGAGGGTCGAAAGCCAAGAAGAAGTTGGAGAGACTCGATAAAGCAGCCAAAGCCAGGAACCTCTCACGGAACCAGTTAGTCGAAGCAATCGTAGATGATTTCCTCAGAGATAAGTAATATGAACGGGTACGAACAAAAAGAAACAATATCTCACAAACCACTCCTTATTTTTATTCTCTGTTTCGTAATCTGGATGTTCTACAACTACTAGTATGAATAAAGATTTAATACAGGCCATAGAAAAGGTAGAAAAAGCAAACGAACACATGGAGAAGGGGATAGAGAACATGAAGAAAATAGCCGATGAGATTGAGAAAATATCCAAGTATCTAGATGAAAGGAATAGGTAATATGCTCACCTACTATAAAATCTTCTGGAAACTCGAACTGCGCCGTGCCTGGTGCAAGCTCATCAGAGACCATAAGAACCGCCACATCGTAGAAGGCCGACAGAACATGGCTCACTGTCCAGACTGCGGTAAAGTCCTCAGATACGTGATGGTACGAGCGCCTAAATATAAGTGGATGTAATATGCACAACCAAGAAAAATGTAGGTGCTGTAACTGCATAAACGTACTAGCATATATCCTGTTTTTGACAGCCTGTTTCTTCGCCGGAGTAATTATTGGTTCTTAGATGTATGCACAACCAAGAAACCTGTGACCTTTGGAAATGTGACCACAAACCTATGAACTGCTACTGCACACATCCAGAGAAAAGCCACGAACTCATGGGTCCGAAAGAGAAGAAGCCGTGTCTCCATTGTCCGTGTCGTGGATTTGTCGAACAAGCCGAGAAGGAACAAGCCCACATCCACACTCAGGAATGTCTATTTAGTACAACTTATTGCCCAGAGCTTTCAGTAAGGCGGGCAGTAGAGAAGATTTACAAGGAACAAGCCTCGGATGATGTAGCTCACTCAGAAGCTTGTACTGATTCTCCGCTCAGAGAATGTAACCCTGACTGTCCAGCCAAACCACAGGAGGAACCAAGTTGCCCAGGAGGTGCAAATTGCGAATCATCCTATCACCGTCCAATGGAAGAGGAGGAACCAAAGTGTGAGAATGGATGTCCAAAGGATGAAATAAACCCTGATGCCTGTACCTGTCCCTGCCACCAGAAAGAGAGTGAGTCAAAGGAGGGAAATCCGGTCTATGTGATGACAGAAATTATATGCCAAAAGCTGAAAGAAATTTACGAATCAAACATTGTCCTCCCTCGTCCCAAAGGCATGTCTATCGGAGAGGCGATGTGGAATTTCTATATATGGTTGAGGAATAGCACAGCATTCCATGTCGGGTTTAACGACCTCACTGACGAAGACTTCCTCAAGCTCTGGCAAGAATGGCTAACCAGTCTAAAGAAATAAGTATGAAAAGTAGATTTCTAAAAAGCATAGAGCGGTGGAAATATACCTCACCGGAAAGTCCGATGGAGCTTGCTGAGGCGGTTATATCTATCTGGGAGGATTATGGTAGGACGATACTCAGAAAAGTACCTGGACAGAAAACGATGCGCCTCACGCTCATAACTGGCGGATGGAGTGAAAACGAGTATATTGTCGCAGCGATAGAGAATAGTCAGTTTTCATTCCTGTTTTGGAAGAGTTCAGACCGAGGCGGACTACACATCTACGAGTTTCCAATAGTATAAATCACTCAGCTAAGTAAATATGACTCTCCAGGAATACGAGGAAGGAATCTACAGGTCAACGACAACGGCGGCGGTCATAGTCGGATGGTCACTCATAATCGTTTCGTTTGTGTTTAATATAATTTATGCCCTCCCTCAGTAATGTGACTCTGAAATATGAAAAAACAAGACTTTGATCGCGGTTTTCTAGACTTATGGTTTGAAACAGCATTACAGTCGGTAGCTACCTTGTTGTTTATAGCCGCGTGCGTAAAGTACCTAATCACTCACTAAAGGCACTCAAGTATGGAAAACAAGTCTTATGCCGTTGTAATAGCCGTTCTGATGTTCTTAGCCTTCGTACTTTCGGCGACTGCTCCGCTGTGGATTGAGTACTACGGTAAAAAGGCAAACGCTATTATCTGTGAAAGTGCTGGTGGAAAATACGTTCTTAATGACAGTGATGAAGTGAGAAAGAACTCCCTGTCAGTCGCCCCTATGAAGTGTATTAACCAACCATCTAAATAGCTATGGACAAAATCTTAACTTGGATAGCGGCAGCATGTTTTTATGTAGTGCTCGTTCTTGGCTCTATTACTCTCTGTGTGTTTATGGTGAAAGGAATAATTTGGGCTTTTACAAACTAACTCCATCTAAATAGCTATGAACGAAGAAACAACAAATATAATACTTTGTGATGATTGTGGCGTCGAATACTGTGCTCACTGCGGACATAACGGCTGTCCTGGAGGTAGGTGGGTGTATACAAGCGCTACAACATCAGCCGTCCCTGTTTTTATGAACGGGAAAACCTACAAAGAACACTTGGAGCGTGAAAAAATACGTTACCATCATAGCTCATAGCTATGGGAAAGGCGATCATTCAGTATCTCCCGTGGGTTCTCTCTGCTATCACTATTTGGATGTTCATTCTGGCGGGAAACAAGTATAAGTCAGCATGGATAGTCGGGCTGTTCAATCAAGGGCTGTGGCTTATTTGGATAGTCGCCAGTTCTTCCTGGGGGCTACTTCCGATGAACCTCGCCTTATGGGTTGTTTACGCTCGCAATAATTTCAAATGGAACAAGTAACCACTATGCCTAACAAAGAACCAACAAAGGAACCTGTAGAACATCTATTCAACTGCGACTGTTACCTATCGGCGAAGTTTTGCCCAGAGCTGAAGTCCTATGTCCAAGAAGCTCTCAAAGCCCGTGAAGCCGAATTGATTGAGAAGATAAGTAAGAACAGGTGGGGAGAGTTTATCAACCTAGAGCAGGTCATCGCTTTAATAAAAGGATAGTATGGACCTCTTAAAACACCTCAAGTTTTTCCGTAACTGGCTATCACTCCCTCCCCGATGCAAGTATCATGGGCGATCGCACCTATATCGCTCTGGTTCTGGCCAGTGGCTTTGCATGGTTTGTTTCCAAACAGCAGATGACTATGTTCTTGACGAGCGATAAAAGAAGGTGTAGGAAGGTGCTAAAATGTAGGTACAAGAGAGTAGGAGCAAGAGCAGTCCACGCTCCAACCGCCAAACGTCAAGCTGGTAAAGACTGAAAACCCAGTAGACACATGGCTCCCTCTTAGAGTGCCGTATCGTACTGCTGGCCAAACCAGGCCGCTTATCCTCTTCGGTGGATATCCGTTACAAGCGGCGTTATACGACATTCAATAGAGGTTGATTGAACACTGGGAAACAAGCCGATTAAACCGAAAGGTGGCCGCAATCCCCTTATCAGCTAAACTTTCCAGTGCTGAGTCCATCTACCGCAACGAAGCTAAAAGGCTGGCGGATAACCATTGAATCTATCCTACGAATACCAATGTTCCCGCCTTTATACGAGCCAAGCAAGCAGAAATCTCAGACCGAAAGTGGGAGAATGGCTTTTTCTGGTTTCGTGTTTTTGTCTCTTTTCTCGTTAGCCTTCTTGGGATTTCTCTCTATCTTGTCTATCACTCGTGGTCAGTAGACTCTCCTTTTATTGAGCCACGAATCGTAGCGAGCGGCCAGAAATACGAGCCAAATCCCTATTACCCGCCTGAGAAAAAAGTAATTCCTGAGTATCTCAAATATGAGCGAATCGGTATCGAATGAGCCAACAATCGGTTCAACCAATCCAAATATCCAGTTAGTCTATCCTAAGCCGATCGAGCTATTGGATGAGAGCGAACATCATTCAACTGTAGAACTTACAAAAAAACTCAACGAAGCGTTAAAGGAGATAAACCGTCTAAAGAAGTAATA